GCGCATAGCCTCGGCCTGGGCGCGCAGCAGCAGAAGGCCACGGTCAAGCGCGGCCACAGTGGTGTCAGCAGCATCTACCCCGATAACCGGCATGGCAAAGTAGTAAAACTTGCACACACTCCCGCGCAGCGCAATGTGTGCCGCACTGGGGGCGGGGTCAAACACCAGGTAGGGCACGGCACCATCGCGCTGCAGAGAAACACGCGGCAATGCACCCGGGTACCCGGGCTCCCAGGGCTGGGGGTAGCCAGCGGCCTTGTCCCACAAATAGGTTTTGTAATTGGCCAGGTCGGCATGGGCGGCCAGCGTGTAGCGTGGCTCGCCTTCCACCAGCGTCACCTGTCCCAACCGGGTGATGGGGCGTTTCCACGCCATGTCCACCAAAGCCAGACGCAAAAACCGCTTCAGATCCGCATAGTCATCGGCCGCAAACACACTGGCGCTATCGTGCAAGGACCGTTGCAGGTCTTGTGCCAAATCGTCCAGTGACATCGTTCCGGCCATGGCGCAACGTCCTTACAGCGGGTCGCTCGTGAGCGCTTCGTCAGCCAGCTTGATCTGTGCATCCGCCAAGGCCTCAAGCACGCCCTTGCGGGCCTTGCCTTCGGTCTCCAGATCGTTCAAGCGCTTGAGCGTGTCCATGCCCAGGCCTTCAAGCCCAGCAATCACCGCCGCCACATTGCCCTCCAGCAGCTCGTGCAGCGCCGCGTCCGGGTCAACCGGCGCATCTTCCACAGGTGGTGGTGCGTCCTCGGCAATCTCCACCTCGCGGCCTTCGCCCGGTGGAATCAAACGCCCGCCCACCCACAGGGGCGAGTCGGTCGTGTTCTCAACATACTGTTTACCCATTGCGTTCTCCAGAAATTGCACCTTGCGTTCCCCCGTACCCGCCACGGCACGGGTGGCCATGGCGGGGGCGGTTGCTTCGCGCGGGGGAGTTATGCGGTAGTGCGGGTCACGCGGGCCGTCGCGCTGTACAGCACGATCGAGGTCATCGCGTTCTTGCGGTTGATCGGCGTGTGGCAGGCAATGTATTGCTCGCCATAGCCAGTGAGCGCGCCCACAAACTTGCCATTGCTGTCTTTCTTTTGCTCCAGCGGGTTCATGGCAAAAGGCTTGAGCATGCGATAGCGGCTGTTGTAGCGCTCACCCACCAGAATGCGGGCGTCACCCATGTACAGGCCTGGCGCTGTGCTGTTAAACGTCTGAATGCCCTTGGTCACACCCACGCTGCCATCAGGGTTGAGGCTGGTGCCCAGGCGCTGGCCGTTGGCGGTGAACGTGCCCGCTTGCGTGAGCGTGTTGTCCACAGCAGCGCTCATCAACGCCATGTTGGGGTTGTAAAAGCGGTCGTTGCCAATCACCACCTTGCGGTTGCCAATGCTGGTCAGCAGCAGGTCGTACTTGTCCTTCACGCTCAGGCCGCCCAGGTCGGTGTCAAACTTGGCCACGTTTTGCGTGTAGTAGTAGCTCACCGTCAGCGGCCAGGCGTTGGTGGGCGTCACACTCGCGCCCAACTCGCTCACAAAGCGCAGCTCACCCAGGTTGTAGTCCAGGGTGTAGTAAGTGCCAGCAGCCTGCGTGCCAGAGCCGTCATACTCGCTGCGCACCACGCTGTTGAGCGTCACCACAATGGGGTTCAGCGTGTTGCCAATCTGCGTGCCCTTCAGGTCATACAGCTTGCGGGGGCGCACCACCGGGAACTGTGCAAGCGCAAACGTCTTGTTGGTGCCCTGCACCGATGCACCCAGGTTTTCCGCAACCACGGCCGTGGCCAGGTGCTCGTCAGCCGCGCGCAGCAACTCATTCATGTTCAGCGCCTCGGTGTCCTCAGACACGATGCGAATCACATTGCGGGTGTTCTCTGCAATGGCATCAAAGTCGATCGGCGCTGCGTTGAGCAGGTACCGCATTTCGTTGGAAATGTCGAAGCCCAATTTTTGCGGGATGGGGTAAGCCAGATCGCTGGTCTGGATGATGCCGGCGTTTTGCACCGCACCACGCTCATACACACGCAACGCACTGGATGCAGCAGCGGCCGTGTCGCGGTAGCTGTAAGGGATCTCGATGGTGCTGGCAAACGCATAGGTGCCCACATCCATGAAGTTGATCGACACCAGGTTGTAAAGCATCTCGCGCAACACCGTGCGCTCAAAGACTACCGGCAGCTTGGTATCACCAAAATTGCCCGTGCCAGCAGCCATGGCCTTGTGCTCGGCGTCCATAGCCTGTCCATTCAACTGGTCAAACTGGGCCAGCGCCTTCTCGGCAAAGGCCTTGTTCTCGGTAAGCAGCACGCCACCCGTACGGGCAAAGCGGCGCGGGTCCGCATCACGCAAACCCAGGCGGGTGTCTGCAGTGGCCTGCAGTGCCTTGATCGTGTTGGAACTGTCCACCGAAATGTGCAGATTGCCAGCAGCCGGGTTGTAACCCAGGCCTGCCAACTTCTTGGCTGCGCCCAACTCTTGCGCCTGCTTCACTGCCAGGCTGGCCAGGTGCTTTACCTGGTCGTCAGGCATGGCCGCAGTCACCAGCGGCGCATAGTCATCGGCAAACTTCTTCACCCCTTCAGCGGTGAGCGTCTTGTCGCCCTCGGCAATGGTGTCGCTCAGCAGCTTCACCTTGGTAATCAACGTGGTGGCAGCAGTGGCTGCAGCCTCATCACGGGCGGCCAGGGCCTTGGCCACTTCGCCCGCTACATCAATCGTTTGCCCGGCAGGGGCTGCAAGCTGAATCGTCACATGCTTGGGGTCTCCACCAGCGGCCTTGATCTGCACCATGGCCGCTTCGGCAGTGGCCTTGATTGCATCCACTTGTGCCAGGCACTTGGCCTCGTCTTTGGCGGGGTCCAGCCCGGCCAGTTGCACTGCCAGCAGATCCGTAAACGGCTTGCCCGTCACATCGGTAAACCCAAGCAGGGAAATTGCAGCGGCCAAGAGTTTCAAGAATTTGTCCATGGAATGCTCCGTAAGTTCGCGTAAAAGGGATGGGGAAATGGCGATGCGGGGCGCATCGTCCTGGTCGTGTTCAGAGAGTTGCACCGGCTCCAGGTGCTTGATCACGGGGCGCACTGTCAAGCCAGCGCCAAGCAATACGCAGCCAAAATTCGACACGTCTGGCTGTTGCTTCTCGTTGGGCTTCCAGGCCTCGTGGTATTCGGCGCTCAGGTAGGTAAACCCGCGCTGCTTGATGGCGTCCACGCCAAAAGGCGTCCACTCCACCAGTGCGCGCAGCCGCCCGCCCTCCACCGAGAGCTTGAGCACCTTGCCTGCAGCACCGTCGCTGGGCCGGTGGCTCACATCGATAAACACGTCCTGACCCAGCACGCGCTTATTGAAGTTGTCCACCATCTGGCCAAGCATGTCCAGCGTGATCGCAAACTCGCCATAGCGAGGGTCGGAGAAATTGCCCGTCCGGGTCAACGTCACCCACGTCTGCGTGGCGCCATCGGCAAGGCTTACCGCCTGACTCAGAAAACGCACCCGTCCAGGTGTGTCACCCTCTGCCAGGCAGAAATGCCCCACCGCCAACGCGGCCACGCTTGCTTGAATCGAACGCTTCACAAGTGCCCCTCATCGGACTAACCGATGGGGCGCATCTTCAAGCGATCAGGGGGACAAAAAAAGGGGGGATTTTGTCAGCGCAAAAGGCACAAATCAACAGGTCCGCGCTTGCGCCCTTGTCTGATTTTTAATAACCTACTATTTGAATCAACAATTAAAATATATTTCCAATTTCGGAAATTGAACATATATAATGCAGTCACACCCGGAAATTGTTCCAGGTGAGCTTTAGGAGCACAGACCATGATTGCAGGCACATTTTCCGCCCACCCAGCCGCCCGTCACTATATCCAGTCGCCAGGCATCGGCTACCGGGGGATCCTCTCAACAGACGATTTACGCCGGGCCGTCCCGTCCGCTTTTGCAGAGAGCGCCCACGAGTCCCGTTCGCACCGCTACGCCTACATCCCCACGTCACAAGTGATCGAGGGCTTGCGTAATGAGGGATTTTTGCCCGTCAAGGCCACACAGGCAGCTGCCCGTGATGATGCCAAAATAGGCCACACAAAGCACATGATCCGCTTTCGCCGCGAAGACCAGCTAGATCTCCCCGAAGCGCGCGAAGTCATCATGATCAACAGTCATGACGGCTCCAGCGCTTACAAACTCAGCGCAGGTATATTCCGGCTCGTGTGCTCAAACGGTCTTGTCGTCGGGAATGAGGATACCCGCTTCACCATCCGCCACTCGGGGCAGGTGCTCGGAGAGGTCATCGACGCGGCTAGCCGAATCATTGATGATTTTGACCAGGTAAGCGCCGAAATCGACGCCATGAAAAGCGCCCGCATCAGCCAGCCGCTCGCGCTTGCTTTTGCCAACGCCGCCATTGAAGCCCGTTTTGATGTTGACGAAAAGCCCGTCACAGCAGACCAGGTGCTACGCCCACGCCGCGCCGCAGACATCGGCTCTGATGTTTGGACCGTCTTCAACAAAATTCAGGAAAACGTCATCAAAGGCGGATTGCACGGAGCATCCAAAGACGCCCACGGCCGCATGCAACGCCGCCGCACCCGTGAGGTTAAAGGCATCGACCAGAACGACGCCCTCAACCGCGCCCTCTGGCGTCTCGGCGTAGAAGTCGCCAAAATCGCAGCCTGACCCACCATGATCTACACGATTGATCTATCCACGCACTCAGTCCACACAGTGCGCCCGGGGTCCGAGCTGGAGAAAAAAATCCAAATGACAGATTCAAAATTTGTAAAAATTCGGGGCCACCGGCACAAAGTATGCAAATCAGCCCGTGAAGCAAAAAACATGCTTGCCCTTTTGCTCCTGCACGGTTTCCAGTCCTGATTCCACCGCGTAGCCCTGCATGCAGGGCTACCCAGTGCAATCCCGCACCACCAGCCCGGGCCACGCGCCAGGGCAGCTTTAGGAGCCACCATGACAACCGCAGCCGACATCATCGCCAAAGATGAAAACCAATCTATCCTTGTCGAGTTTTTTACGGGAATCGCATCCTGCGACTACTACGACGGCACTTGCTACCAGCTCTATCTCGATCTCGACGACGACAGCCTAAGCATCCACCGAGAGGCCAGCGACCAAAGTTGGATACAGCGTGATGACGGATCACTGATCTGTATCCACAAAGTAAGCGGGTATTGCGACATCCCCGAAAACGAGCGCTACACAGAGGATTGCGACCTCAACGACTACGGGTACGGTGAGTGGATCGACATGATCGAACAAAAGATCAGCCAAGCAATCGAGGCCTAAATCATGCCCACCCCATCAATGAACCTCAACGACCTTGAGCGCCACCTCTACATCACAGGTGGTGACTACGACACCATCGCCTTGCTGATCGAAGCCCAAAATGAAATCGCCACGCTTGAAAACAACCTCGAAGATAGCGAACTAAAAATCAAGGAACTCGAAACCGCCCCTGACATCGACCCCGAAGACACCGGCGCAACCCTGCGCCCCATCATTGCCACCCTGCGCCGCCAGCTGCTCACACTCTCCCAGGCGCTTGACACCATAGGCCAGGCAGCCGGGCAGGCCCGCCCGAGCCAACTAAGAACCGACATCATCAAACCCATCGCCCGCGCCACACGCGCCCGTATTGATGCGCAAGATGCCATCAAACAACTCTCCGACCTCTACCCAGAGCACTAGGTAATATGCCATCCACCATCTACACCATCGGCTACCAGGCGCTCCCCCCCGCGCGCCTGCTGCAAATCGCCACCGCCCTCGATGCCACCGTCATCGACGTGCGCAAGGTCCCGGTCAGCCGCATCAAGGGCTACCACAAGTGCCACTTGCAGGCACTCCTAGGCCCCCGCTACGAGGCCAGGGGCCACGAACTAGGCGGCATCCGCAACGGTGTGTCAAACACCACCCCGGCGGGCATTGCCAGACTACAAACTGACCTTGCAGCCGGCCGCAATCTGCTCCTCATGTGCATGGAGCACGCCCCCGCCGACTGCCACCGCCACCAGCTCATAGCCGCCCCCCATTTTCCCGGCGCGCTGCATATTTTCGAGAGCGAGCTGATCCGCGCCGACAGCCTGCAAGCCGCCCTCAGCAACCCCGACCCCGACGCCGAATACGACATTGCGGGCTACCTTGACGAAATTTTTTAACCACCACCAGGAGCACACCATGCCAGCCTTCCGCATCCAGATCCCCGACGATCTCGACTTCTCGGCCCTCCAACTCAGCCGCGACCCCATCACCCTCGACGTGTCCTTTGACTGGGCACCGATTGAGGCCATCTGCAAACACTCAGGCATCGACATCGCCCTGCTCAAAGAGCAGGACGAAGACAACGTAGCCGGGTTGATCAACGCGTGGTACATCGCACACCGCCAAAACTGCGGTGCGCCAGACCCCGTGCAAGAGCAGCTACTCGCCGAAGTCATCGCCGAAGACATAGCAGGCGGTCAGGCCAACGTCATCAGCCATGCGGGCGGCCTGCAATGACCCCCGCCGAACTCAAAACCCTGCGCGAAGCCTGCGGCCTAAGCCTGCCCAACCTCGCCGCCCTGTCCGGCGTGCAAGAACGCACCGCACGCTACTGGGAGTCCGGCCAAAGCACCGTCCCCACCGACGTAGCCGACATGATCAGCAAGCTCGATCTGCAGCTCACCCTGTCCGCCAACCAGGCCGTCCACGTCATAGCCGACCACGCCCGAGCCAACCCAGACCAGCAGCTGGAAGACATCGTGCTTGTGCGCTACAAAACCGATGCCGACCTGCACCGCTTTCGCCCCGACATGCAAGGCCTTCCAGCCACCACCCACGCCGCCATCATCTACCGCGCCCGCGCTGCGCTGCAAGAGGCCGACATCCAGGTGCGCATCATCTACATGCGCCCCGACGACTACACCGCCTGGATTGGCAAGCGCAAAGACACCGAGCCCACCCGCGCAGAGTGGGCAGCCCTGCAAATCCCCGAATCAGCCGCCTGATTCATCCTCTCCAAACCCCGCTAAACCCGTGAGTCGGCGCAACTCCGCGCCACTCTGATACCGGTTATCTGGCAAGCCCGCGCTTGCCAGAAAGTCCGTCAAATCATCCGTATCCTTGAAACACACCACCAGGTAAAAGTCTTCCCGGTCGCGCTTGCCCCCGTTGCTCTTCTTGATCGCGTCGTACCGGTCCCGCGCCTCCCGCACCTTCTCGGCCAGCGCCGTCAGTTCCTCACTGGTGCTGCGCTCCTCCAAAGGGCTTGATCCAAACAGCTTGAACACATCCGCCGTGTCAAACCCCGCGCCGCCCAGGTCCAGCGCATCATCGCGCAGCATGCTCTCCAGCGCGCCCAAATCCCAGTCCCCCATGGCATTCGGGTTGTTCAGCAAAATATTCAGCTCTTTCTCGCGCCCCTCGTCCACATCAATCTTGGCCACCCGCAGCCGGTAATCACTCGTACCCGCCAGCGCGTCCAGTTGCCCCACCCGCTGGTGCCCGCCCACCAGATTGCCCGTGCGTGCATTCCACGTCACCGGCGCCACCATCCCGTGGCGTGACAAACCCGCCTTCAGGTGCCTGCGCTCCGCATCGTTGAGCACACGCGGGTTGTAGGGCGCTTTTTGAATCTCGCTTCGGTGAATCTCCACCACATCAAAGCTCTCCAGGCCCAGCTCCTGCAAACTCTTACCCGCGTTCTCCGTGGCCTTGATCGCCTTCTGGCTCGTCGGCTTCTTCACCTTCGCCACCTTCGGTATGCGCGGCCCAAAACTCTTGTCATCCGAGTCCATAAAACGTCCTTTTCCACACAACCGCTTCAGCAAACGGAAACACCTCGCACACCCGCGCAAAGTCTTCCGGGTAGGTGTCATGCAGCCACAGCAAGCTAGGCGTGCTCAGGTCAATCCCCGTGGCACTCTTGCCGCTCGAAGGGGGCAAGGGAATGCCGCGCGCCTTCAGGTAGGCCAGCACATCGTATTTGTGCCACTTCGCAATCGGGTAAAAAATCGTATCTTCCTGCTGCGTGCTCATAAAGCGCCGCCGCCAGCCACTGTCCGCCGTCTTCGCCCCCGTGGCCAGTTGCCGCACGCCACTGTCCAGCAAAGCCAGTGCATAAATATCGGCCAGCTTCCACTCCGGCAGGCTGTCATTGCTCCAGTTGCTTGCGCAATACACACTGTTCTTGATCAGCTTGTGCGCCAACCAGTGCGGGTACTGCTTGATTTCAATTCCCCAGCGCCTGCGCGCAGCCTCCAGTTCCAGCTCCACACACTCCAGCCCTGGCACCAGATACATAAAAAAGGCCTCGACACGAGAAAACGCCCGCAAACACAGGTCCATCACCACCAGCGAATCCTTGCCGCCGCTGAACGCGACCAGACAATCATCCGCCTTCAGGCGACGGCCCTGCAACTCTGCCAGCGTGGTCTCGGCGAGGCCCATCGCTCACGCGCCCCCGCCGCCGCTCGAAGCCTTCGAGTTTTGCCGAACGCCTTTTGCAAACTGCCCTTTATCGGACCTAGACTTTGACAAAAACGCTAACTGCGCATAGTTGGCTTTTGTTCCCCGCGACGCTCTCCCAAAAGCCGACCTGGTAACCTTCCCGGGCGCCGTCTTTATTCCTTGTGCCATATTTCTCACCTCCTTCCCACGTCAACGGACGTCTTGTTTAAGCGCATCCTGCACGCGCTTGTTGATCAACTTGCGCACCAGCTCTGGCACGCTCCCGTCCGGGTAAATCACCCGCAACCCCTTCAGGCGCA